GCTGCACCACCCATTGCAAACTTTTTAGTGCGCTTATCCGCAGAGGCGTAGTCCTTACCTACTGTCTGTGGCACCCCTACTTTCTTTGCAAACTTAGGGTTGTTAGCGATAGCCTTCATAAAGTTCGCTTGTTTTTTGGTCGAGCTTGGCATCAGAGCACCTTCCCTCTTGTTTTACCGCGTTGTGCAATACCATCAGCTCGCTTAGACGCGGACGATTTAACTGTTCCACCGGCTGCATACTTCTTAACTTTGCCGCCTTTTTTGTAGCGAGACTGTTCATCTCGAATACGCTGTTCACGTGAACGGAGATCGCCTTTTTCAAACAATCCTTTGCTCCAGCCGCCTTTCATGGCCTTCTTTGAGTCGTCGAGGCGCTCTTCTGTTAAGAACGTATTAGATGGGCCAAAACCGGAAGAACTTTTAACCTTTGGAGCTTTTTCAGGTTTAGCATCTACCTTTTTATCCGCTACTGGAGTTGCACTGTCTTTTTTACCCGCGCGTTTCTCTTCTGCTTTCTTAACAAGCGGGTTATCAGGAGTGAATGTGATGCCTTGGTCTTTATAAAGCTTATCAATCTCTGAGGGAGACGGAGCTTTATTATTGTGCTTAGTTTTCGGATACGCCTCCGCTTGTTTCTTAGGATATGGCTTAGAAGGGCGATTTTCGTTATCTACGTACGTAGATTTTTTGGTTGTTGTATCCGTAGAAACAGCAGTAGAAGATTTACGCTTAGGCGTTACAACAGGCGCAGGCTTATTTGTTGCGTCAATCTCATTGTCCACTCGACGTACATCTGCTTGTGTAGCAACAGGCTCAGCTTTTTCCTCTGCCTTCTTTTCTTCTACCTTAGGAGCTTCTGCGGGCTTAGCAGCCTCTGCTAATTTTGCAGCTTTCTCTTTTTCGGACAGCGACTTCGAACCGCGACCAAACATATAGCCAAGGCCACCAATCAACGCAAGGCTACCTAGGTCACCTGATAGGCCACCCCCACCAAATTTTTTAACCTTGCGCTTCATGATCACGACCCTCTTTGCGCAATAAGCTGGTCAATTTTTGCTTCCAGCTTGTTAAAGCGTTGGTCAATGTGCGTAGTAATACGGTCAACTTCTGCATTAGTGACGTTATCACGGGCCACCTCCACACGTGTATCGTTAATAAGCTTTTCAACGGTGTCGAGCTTTTTGATTTTTTCGACGGCAACGAAACCAACAACAGCAATCAACACTGTTAGTACTAGGTTCCACAACGTCATCATTTCACCAGTCAACATTTCCAAGCCCTCAATGATTTGTTGATTCTGCTATTCGGATCATTAGCCGTTTTAGCACTCGTTAATTTCTTTTTCATACCTTTCATGCGGGCACAAAAAGAATCCCTACGAGGGCCACCTTCGGGTTGCGGGGCTTTAAGCCCCGGTTTACCGGGATTCGCTTTGTTATACGAAGCCCGCCCTTTAGCGTTCAATCCGCCTGCGTCGGATTTACCCTCTTTTCGCTGCCATGCTGGTGATTTAGCCATAGAAAATAGTCACTGATGCAGCATCACCTACGTCACAGTAGATACCGTTTGTAAATAAAATTCCTTCCCCGGGTATAACTACATTAAGGCTGCCCGAATGAGCGGAATCTAACTCCAAACGTACAGTACCGCTTGCGGCTGACGCATTGTCATAAAACATAATGTGGTCAACGGGGCTACCCCCTGACACCGTAAAAACTACACCTTTCAAACGCGTACGTCCTACGTACAACGCAGCATTCACATTGGTGTGCGCCGACTTAACGTCTGTTTGCATGGTCATAGTGACCCCCTAATTAGACGTTTTGCTGGCCGAGGTACGGATCGGTGACGTAGTACAGGATTTGACCGGTAATCGAACCGCCAGTTGGTTCGTCGCCAGTGGTACCACCGCCAGTGATCTTAACCATCTGCGTCGCAGACATAATCACACCGAGGTCATCACCAGCCGTAGCCGAAGCCCAGTTAAACACCTGCTTACCAGCGTCAGCATCAGCCGCACTCAGCAGACCGTTGGGGTCAACGGCGGTTGTGTCGGTGTAGCCGATCCAACCCATGTCAAAAGTGGGGGTCGTACCACCGGTACCAGCAGCGTTAGCGTTGATTTGCACAACGACTGCGCCAGCCGGAAGAATAACCGGAGCGGTATTGGAAGAAGAAACTTGAACAGCGGTGGTGTCCGCGTCAGTCGGGTCGATATAAAACTGAGCAACCATCAGCCCGGTGGCAATACGCGGTACGAGTCTGATCGCCGCCGCCCGAACGCCAAATGCTTTGGGTAGTAGAAACTGCCATATTGTCCTCACATGCGAGTTAGGTGTAAGCGATCTGCATGTCGTCAGCCGGGACTGTTCGCAAACACCGGGATATTCCCGGAATAACTACTTTATATACTACGAAGAGGGGGGCGTAAAGCCCCCCTTGTCTTACGCGCCTGCGGAGCCGTACATGCCCAGCGGGTCAGACCAGCCGAACGAATAACGCTCACGAGCCTTGTAACGGACGTTACCAGTATCGAAGTCGCCATCCATGCCGGTGGACATTGGGGTACGAACAAAGTGCTTCATACCGTTAGGAACATCAGTGGTCAGGAACCATGCGTTCGGATCGGTCAGGAAGTGGTTGATCGTGTAACCCTCAGGGATCGAACCATTGCTCTTCAGAGCGTTGATATCGTTGTCGTTAGTACCGACGCGGAGTTCGGTTTCGAGCAGACGAGTAGCAACGAACTGAAGCTGCGGAGGAACGATCAGCTTACGTGGCTTAGCAGCAATCAGCAGACCACGTTCGTCAGTCCACGCAGCGATTTGAATCACAGCGTTTTCCAACGAAGTTTCGTTCAGGTCAGCTGGCACAGCTGGAATGTTGGAGTTAGTACCACCACCAACCAGCGGGTGATTAGCCGAGAACAGAGGCTCACCATCACCACCGTCGTATGCGCCGGTAGTATTGAAGCCGTTGTTCAAGACGTTTGCGGCCTTGATTTGCTTGGTATACGACATAGCACGAGCCAGTGCCTTGGTATAACGAGCCGACAGGCTGTCATACAGGTTATCTTCGATGGCCTCTTCGGTCAGCGAGAAACCCAAAGCAATGGTTTCGTGGTTGTATCGAGCAGTCCATGCTTCCTGCGCATTGTCATACGCAATTGCAGAACCTTCATTTTTAACCGGAGCTGCTGAGAAGCCAGACAGCTTGGTTTCTTCTTCGAACGAACGCTCGGAAGTCTCGGTTTCGTAGATTTCCTTGTGTTCTTCGCCGTAGCGTGAGTACTCCAGACCGAACAATGCGTTCAAGCCGGGGAGCAGCTCTTTCAGTAGTTGTGCACGAGAAATAGCCATGATTTAGCTCCCATTAAACGTTAGAAGGCGCACTCGGGTTGAGATACGAGTGACCGCCGTTGTACGAGACAACGTTCGGAGTACCTTCAACAAGCGTGATATAAGGCATGTTCCACTTAACAATCACTTCGCTGTAGTTACCGCTAGCGTCGGTTGTCTCTTCTACGAGAGCAACTACACGCAGAGGCAAAGTGAATGCAGTGTTGCTGCCTGAGTCATACGCACCAATATTTGAGTTGCCCGAAATAGTGGTGTTAGTAGATGGCTGGGAGATAGCAAGGTTATTACCCAAGATCGTGCCAGAAATCGGAGTGATGGTGGTCGAAGTTGCACCGCCAGTCACAGCGACTTTAAACAACGCATCAGGATCATCCACAACGTAAGCCACGATGTCGGAAGCAACAACCGAACCGGGATACGAGTTAGCGAACAGTTTCTGACCTGTCGATGGGTTGGTGTAAGACACGCCAACAAACACACCTACAACGCCCGTTGCCGAGACAGTAGTTGTGCCTGCTTCTTTAACAATAGTGCCACCGGACAAACGGACGATATCGCCGTTGTTGATGACAGTACCGTAGTTGCTTGCAATCGGGAGTTCACGAGTAGAACCCGCAAACACCTGACCGCCGATCAAATTGATCGGTTTTAGCCCGTAGGGGGCATTTACAGTCGGATATGCCATGTTGGACTCCAAAAATTAATTAACGACCTTTGCCAAACGTGGTCGAAGATTTGCGCTCCTGAAACAGAGGCATCTTCGGATCGCTTTGGCGCATAAAGTTATTGTCTACTGCATCAATCTGATCCTTCGCCTGACCAGTGTAATAATCATTACGGTCGGTGACGAATTCTTCAGGGGTTTTGCACAGCATCAAGCCGCCAATGACAACAGTGTCTTTTGCGTTGTCACCTTCTAACAAATGGGCATGAAGCTCAGGATGTTCGGAAGCTTTAACTGGCTCCCATCCTTCGCGCCGCTTTTGAGAATAATTGATAGGGTCAGGCGTGTTAAGCGTAGCAACACGCACCCAATGGAACCTAAAACCAGCTTCCGGATTAGGGGTGGGCAGAAGCTCCGGCGGACGCCATTTAGGCTTACGCTCGGTTTTGCTTCGTGTTTCCAGTTCGCGGCTAAGACGAGTTTCCATTATGATCTCTCCATTTGTTCTGCAACCTTTTTGGCGTAAAGTTCTAACGGTACACCTAAGCGCTTAGCAATATTTACCTGTGAAGCACTTAGCTTTACCTGCTTTTTGGATGCCGTGCTACGTGTAGCCGAAGCTACTACATTAGACGGTTTATTGGCACGGACAGTGGCCTTAGGCTCATCTTCCGGTTCGTTGTCCTGCTCATCGCTCCCGAAATGCTCGGGGAATATTTTTCGCATACGAGAATTAATTTTCTCGTAGTAATCCTCTGTGCCTACGTACTGCTCACCGTATTGTTCAGCTAGGGCTGCATGCACGCCAAAGGCGGTTGCTGTCATTACAGTGTACTCAGGCTTTTCCTTGCTCCCGTACCATCGGTTGCTCTCGTGCCATTGTCTGGCCAGAGGGTCGAGGGACGAGCGTTTCGGGGGACTATACTCTGGTTTTTCCTGTACTTCAATAGGTCTAAGATTCTCAGCTTTGTCAACCTTCAGCGAAGCAGCTACGATCTTAGACTGAGCTTCGGTAACCGCGTCCACATCGCCGGCTTCGTATGCTTCCTTATATGCTTTGCGGGCCTGTTCAAGCTCAAGCTGGGCGGCAGATTTACCCTGCTCGATGAAGATTTTCGACCCCTCGGCCAGCTGGCGCTGTAGAGCCATGTTCTCTTCGTACATCTGACGGGCGAAGTTTTCAGCTGCCTCACGCTCCCGCAGGGCTGCTTCCTTCTCCCGGCGCTCGTCATGATAGCCTTTTGTAAACTTTTTCAGCCGTTTCTGTACTTTCTCGTCGTACTGAGAAAGTTCATCGTCGGTGACATCCTCCGGTGGCTCGGCCATTGGCTTGCGGCCACGGTCTTGCGGCGGGGTGTCGTCTACAATCTTAAGCTCAATCTCAGGCTCGTCATCCTCGGTTTTAGCAAGGCTTTGAGCCACTTTTGCCTTGGTTTCCTTCTCGTCCGGGAACTCGTACTCTACTTTGTCCATGTCTTACTCCTTATGCACGTGAAATACCACGGGGGTCTTGTACAACTGCTTCGACCGAGTCATCGTTGATGATCCGGAACTCTCGGCCATGAATCTTCAGGCGGGTGCCTGAGTTAGGCCGCACCACCACAAAATCGCCAGCTTTACACCACGGCCCGTTAGGGAACCGCTTCTCGTCTTTGTAGCAATCGGGGCCAAGGCTTACAACGAAATACACTGTAGCCAAAGCTTCTTCGAACCGTTTGGTTTGGTCAGCCTTAATAAGGCCATTGTCGTAAGCATCGTCTGCTTCCGGCAGGGCGCACAGGATGTGATACCCCTGAGGCACAGGCAACTGGGTCGCTTTCTCCTCCGAGGTTTTGTCTATTAGGGCTGACAAATCCACAGCCTTAGTCAAATCAACAGCACTCTTCATCCGCAATCTCCATTCGTCGCACAAGGTCGTTGATGGTATCCGTAGCTAGCGCCAGACCTCGGATGACGCCAACCACGTGTTTGTACTCGTCGTACGTCTTAGCATTGCCAGCGGCAAGAAACTCCGTACGTGAGTCAATCTCTTTTCGAAACTCTTTTCTTAGGTAGTCCGCTATTGAAGAGTCCATTACTTAGGTTTCCCTTTCTTGGGTGGAGTGGGTTGGGCTGTTTTTTGCGTCCCTTGTTGCAGCAGACTCATAGCCATCTGCGCTTTGTCTTTGGCAGCTTGCGAGCCAATCTTCAGCCCTTCGAGTGTCATCTTGCCTTTCAGCTCTTCCTTATCTTTGGCTGCTTTCATACCCGCTTGCAGACCAGCAATCTGCAACTGCGCCTGAATCCGAGCCTGCTCCAGCTTCATCTGGTCAGACTTAGCGATAGCGTCGGTCAAGTCCTTACGTGCTTTCCGCTCCAGCTCCTGCTGCTTAATTTGCAGTTCTTGCTGCTGCATCTGGACGACAGGGTCTTCGGCCAGCTGCTGTGCTTGCTCCTCTGCGGCTTGCTGCTGGTTCTGCTGTAACAACTGCTGAGCTGCACGGGCACACAAGGCAGCGACCTCGGAAGCAATCTCGGGCGACATGTTCTTGGTCTCGTCTTCGGTAGGAAGCTGAACACCCAAGGTCTCCTCGATCCGACGACGGTACTCAAATGCCAAATGCTCGTTGATGTGAGCCATGGCTGCGGCTTGCTTGGCAGGTGCAGAGGGGTCGTTCTCCATTAACTTCATCAGCGAAGGGTCTTGCATGGCTGACATGTGAATCTGGATATGCGCCTCGTGGTTTTGCTCCATGA